AGTAGGTGCACCTTTAGAACCTACCTTACGCATCTTCTCGCCAGAGCCTTCAGCGATACGTTTGCGTTTAGCATGTATGTTAGCGTATAGACCTTTAGTAGCCACTCTTCATGCCTTTTTTAGCAGGTTTAGCAGCCATCTTTTTACCTGTCTTTTTAGCGTATTCTTTAGCTTCTTTCTTACCTTTTTCTGTGTAAGCAAATTTCTTTTTTCCGACCATTGGCATAGCTTTCTCCTTATCTAGATAACATTCTAATAATTGAATTTAAATCCATAGGTGGTCTTGCATTACTTACAGACATACCACCTGCTTGTGGAGGTACATTAGTCATTGTGTTACCTAGTGGATTTGTTTGTTGGTAGTACGGTACTGCTCGTGGATTAGACATAAAAGCATTTTGTCTAGAGAACTCATCCATTTTCATTTGCATCATAAGTTGGTTTAATCGTGCAGCTTCTGCTTCAGTCATCTGACCCATGTTTACACCGCCCATAAGTCTTGCAGCTTCTGCTTCTGTGAGTTGACCAACACCAGCACCTGTAGGTGATGATCTGCGTAGTGCGTCTAAATATTCTAATAAGCCCATAATAATATCCTATAAAAAATTTGGGTACTGCCGTTTTAAATAATTCTGGTTTTTCGATTTTTAAAAAATAAGGGGGTGGGGGTCTACTCTATGCGAGCTTTAGCTTGCTTATTCTATACCTGTCACAATCTTAACTTCTACAGGTGTGCCATCTGGATTCCCACTTATCTCATGCTGTGTTGATTCTTTCCACTTTGCACGAGACTTTAACCAGAAGATCATGGCTGTGGTGTTGCCTTCTTTAGCTTGCTTAAACAAAGTCTCTGCTACAGAAGCGTTAGCCTCAATACGACCTTTGTCAAGCTCTTCCTTGTAATATTTAGTCAAGGTATCTGCACTAATAGATAGTACTGTGGCGATATCCTCATGGCGTGTTCCTACTGACGATAACATAAACACTTTATTTCGGGTGTCGCTTGTTGGAAGGTGCGGGGGTCTTCCGCCTTTATCCTTGCTTGTCTCAAGGCTTTCGGGCTGCTTTATCATGTCAATAGATAGGCTGCTATCCATGCTTATATCATCCGCCTTTAATGCATCGGGCTTTATGTCAATGCTTACTTGAGAATGATTATCATTATCTTTATCGATCATTATACTATTATCCTTATTTTGTCAATAGGTGATAAGTAAATTAAATCACAATTATATATTGACATTGTTTAATACTGGTTTATTATTCAAGCGTAAACTTTTATTTACTATTAATTATTGAAAGGGTTTAATCATGAAGCAAGATTTTATTGAATATACTATTGACACTCAAGGCAAGGCTAATAGCCTTAACATGCATTTATCAGTTAACTTCTATCCGCCATTGCCAGAATATGTTAAAAAGATCTTTATTGACGCCTTTAACCTATATTGGTCTTATATGATAGATATTGATCAATTACAAAAAGAACTCTCAAGGGTTTATAAAGGTACTTTAGATCAATATGGATTCTACAATTATCTTAATGAGGATGATCTCATAGAATACTAATATCCTTTTTATAATTCCGATTTACCTATTGACGTACAATCTAATTTACTATAATCTCATTAATACTTACTTACTATATAAGGATTAAACACTATGAATACAATGCAAGGCTTAAAACAGTATTTAAAGGCTTTAGAATCTCATGATTGGCATTATAGCTATTCTGATGATCATGCAGCCTATATGAAAGGATCAAGCGAAAAGGATCAATTGCGAAAGCTTGCCATGATTTACGATCATAATTTTCAAATATGGGATAGTGTAGCTCCCGATCAATTTAAACAAGGGGCTTATTAATCATGAATAATAAAACACTCATAAAAGCATTAAATAGCATTGACAGTAAAAAAAGATTTACATTAATCACTATTCCAGATAGTATTGACTATGAGCTTGAATCGGATCTATTGCATGAATATAATGAAATGCTAGCAAAAGATCATGGCGATTTTTCAAGCTTACATGTAGAGGATCAATAATTATGCAAAATCTATTTAAACACTTTATCTATGCTTTTTTAGGCTTTATAGCCTTATATAGCTGGATTCTATTTATATTTTTACTTTAAAGGGGCATTAAATGATTAATAATTTTGATCACGGTTACAATGCAGGCTTAAATACTTTAGAGGATTTATCATTAATATATGAAAATCCCGATCATGAAATTTTTGCGGGCTTATTATCATCAATAATCAATTGCATGTATTATTATGCCCCTAGCGAAAAGGCTGCGAATGATCTTATTCAATTTGCCGTTGATTTTGCAAAATCAGAAAATGCCAAAATAGGCATGAATTTACCTAAAGGGGCTTAATTATGTATGTAATAGATTTCAAGGATAAGAAAATAGCCCGATTCGATAATCAAGGCTTAATGCTGTTTATGAATAATCTATTTAAATATAAGGATTCGGGGCTAGTCAATCAAAGGTATTTTTTATGTAATACAAAAAAACTAGCTAATCAAATAATAAAAGAAGCTTTAGGCGGTAAGCCTATTTAAATATATCTTAAAGCTTATTTTCTTAAGTAAGCTTTAGGGCTATATTTAGCCTTAACAATTACAATTATAAAAAGGGTTATTTTATGAAATTATTATCTATTAATCACGATACAAAAACTATAAAGGGGCTTGAAAAAGGCTATCTTACTGGTATCATGTACCTTGCCCCGTATACTTTAGGCGGGAAAAACTTATGCCCTTTTGCTAAAGCTGCAGGATGTACTGATGCATGCCTGTATACCGCAGGGCGGGGCATTTTCAATAATGTACAAAAAGCCCGCTTAAATCGTACAAAACTATTTAATACCGATTTAAATGCATTTATGAATAAATTAGCCCTTGAAATTGACTGTTTACAAAAGACAGCAATTAAAAAGGGTTTAATACCAGTGATAAGGCTTAATGGTACTAGTGACATTGAATGGGAAAATATACGATTTGACTATGAATTCATACATAACAAAATCCGCAGCGTCACTATTTTTGAATTATTTCCCGAAATCCAGTTTTATGATTACAGCAAAAATCCTTATCGTGATAATTTACCTAAAAATTATGATCTTACTTTTTCATATTCTAATAAACCAGAATTCCAAAAATTTAATGATATCGCAATTAAAAAAAATATGCGGCTTTCGGTTGTATTTTCGGATCAAAACTTGCCCGCTTACTATCTTAATAGGCAAGTATTAAATGGCGATGAAAGCGATCTTACATTTTTAAGCCCTAAAAATACTATTTTAGGCTTATATGCTAAAGGCAAGGCTAAAAAAGAAAATAATGGGTTTATTGTAAAAACGATCCCGATCCTAGCAATATAATCGGGTTTAAATCAATTTTAAGGGGCTTTTTAGCCCCTTTTATGTTTTGTTAAGGGTTTATATTATGAATTAATTATTTAATGCTTATAGCCCTATTATGGGGCTTTTTAAAATTGTATTTACTTACAAGGGGCATGCTATCGCTTTAAAAACGATTATTTTTAAAAACTTTATAAAGCTTAAGGGGCAAGCCTTGCCTAAAATCTTAATGAGAATGATTCTCATTCGCAACAACTATGGGAATATTACGATGCTGTTTTGGAACTTTCACCAACCAAATTTGCATTTTTCGGGCAATTTTTTCGATGATCTATCAAAACTTTTGAATTACTTTTTCTTCTTTTTACTCATGCCAGCTTCTGACAAGGCAATAGCAATTCCTTGCTTTGTATCCTTGACAATATTGCCGCTTTTGCCTGAATGAAGCTTACCTCGCTTAAACTCACCCATGACTTTAGCTACTTTAGCTAACTTACCTTTTTTCGTTGTAGGTTTCTTCATATAATGTCCAAAAAAAAGCCCTTTATTTACAAGGGCTTAAATGTATTACGGAGATGATGGGCGAGACTATCCCAACAGCCGAATTATAGCATAAAACATATTATCCTGTCAAGCGACAATACGCCTAGAAGCCATAGTTAGTAAGTTATCAAAGGCTAGTGCCAACTGGGTCTCATAGTCATCATACTTTGAAGTCTTGAGGTATCTAGCGTAGATAGCATCTCTCTGGTCT